ATACGTAACCGTATAACCCCATATGGCCCATCTACCCCCTGTTTAATTATCGAAAGTTAAACAGATAGTTTAACGTTAAACTACTTTTAGTTTAATCTTAAAGTATTACTGCTCAAAAATAGTTTAATGTTAAACTAATTCTCTGCGAATAACGTTTAGTACTAAACTTTTATTTGTGATCACAGAACAAAAGATTTTATGTATACCCCTATGCTTTACTTGGACGCTTAAACTATACCCTATAATTTTGTGATCACACTATGCCACCAGTAAAGAACAGACATAGAACAAAACAAGAAATACCTCTCACACTCAATATAACGCTCTCTGAGTAGCTTTAACTGTTTTCCTATGTTGTGGCTCATAAATGTTGCTTTACCTAATTTAGCTATATTTGTTGCAAGTTTATCACACGTTTAAAAATAATGAATAACTGGTATTGTGACTACCAGGAAAACACCTAACTTGATTTACATAATTTATTTTAAATGAAAAGGACTTGCTCTTATGGAATATGAAACAGACATTGTTGATACAAAAGTAAATGATTTTATGATTAACTGGTTAAAATCTGAGGGTTTCACTGTAACAAATAATAACAATTGTATTGAATTTTATACTCCCAAAAAGAATACATTAATCTTTAAGTCTCAAAAATGGGATACACATTACAAGGTTACTTTTGTTAAAAGTTTATTTTTAAAAGAAACAGCATAATAAAGGATTAATGAAAATGGATAAGTTCACACTAAAAGAAACTATTGAGAATAGCGGCAAGGTATCGCTAGGAAATACTAAAATGCCTAGTACTACATTTGCTATTAGTGCCAAGCATTGCAAAGTAGGATCTAAGCTTGCAAAGATAGAGGGTAGCACTTGTTCAAGGTGCTATGCTCTTAAACTTCAAAAGCTTAGACCAAGTGTTGATACTGGATGGACAAACAATTTATTCAAGGCTGAAAAGCTTATAGCTAGTAACCCTAAATTGTGGGCAAAACAAATGGCCTTTCAGATTAAAAGAGGTTGCAACAAGCTAGGCATATTCCATCATAGGTGGTTTGATAGTGGTGATTTACAATCGGTTGAAATGTTACATGCTATCATTCTTTGTTGTCTAGAAACTCCAGATATAAAGCATTGGTTGCCTACTAGAGAAGCTAAGATTGTGCAAACATATCGTAAAAGGCATGGACTAGAGCCAGATAATTTAGTGATTAGAGTTAGTGCTACTATGATTAGTGACGCACCTATTAAAGGTCACACTCACACTAGTACAGTCCACAAACATAAAGAAACTGTACATGGTAAAGAGTGCCTAGCTTATCGCACCAACAAAGAGAATATTGTTGTCGATCTAGAGACATTTAAAGCTATGAGTAGGCCAGATAAAAAAGAACAAGACTTTGGGCATTGTGGTGATTGTCGAGCTTGTTGGTCTAAAGAGGTAGCTAATATTAGCTATCCATTACATTAATTGAGAGGTGATAAAATGCTTTTAACTTTAATCGTAGGGACGATAGCAATAACAACTATTCTAGGCATACTAGCTTGGATCATAACCTATTTAATAATGGAGATATAAAAGAATGCAGCATATGTTTTACCATAAAGAAAAGCTTTACGATTTCAGCGACTACATGAACAGTCTGGAGCTATCAGCTAGTACAGTCTTCAACACTGAGGAACAAAGGCGTGAGGCTTTAAACAAAATATGTGAGATAAATAATTTTTTAGAAAGGATAATGAACGATGAATAATCGAGATACAAATGGACATACTGGAACGGATTACGACATAAAAGTAGAAGTACAAGAGGCTTTCAACATGGCAAGAGATGCTTTGATAAATGACTATATGTACATGGGCACTGAGACAGACGCACAACATGGATTTAAATATATGATGTTCAAACATATTGAGACTAGAGAATATATAAAGATACCTAAAAGGGATAATTAAAAATGACTAGAAAAATATTAAAACACTGGGCGCTATTCTATAAGCATGGTGAGCGACAATTCATTAGTGCACCTAGTAGGCAAGAGCTAGACAGGGCTATATTTGGAGGGGCATATGCTCCTAGCTTTGACAGTGTGACCTACTATGTAGAATATGAGAGTGACATAAAAGACACACAGTATAACCAAGTTCATGAGGTATAATGACAGCAACAATTCTATCTGATATTGAAGGGATAGAACAAATAAAAAGGATAAAATAAAATGGTAATTCAAATAGTAAAAAATGAATATGGGGAAATAGTTTATCATGTTGAGGATGAAGGTTGCATACAAGAATTTTCGACTAAGCGTGAAGCTCAAGAATATATAGATTATGTTAAAAGTATAGGAGAATAAAAAATGACAGTAACACTCAATCAAATACTAGCTATGGAAAACGTCCTAGCTACTCGCAAAATACCTAGCGACATAGAAGCAATGGCAAAGGCCAAGAGATACAGTAACAGTAAACAAAAAGAGATTACACTAGGTGAGCAACCACTGCACTACGTATTAAGAATATTAGCCAAGGAGGGAATATAAAAATGAAATTTGATTGCATAATAAACATGGATAATGATGCATTTGCAAACGGTGGAGGCCTTTGCCTAGAGGATCAACACTTTGAGTTGTCTAAAATTATTAAAAAGATAGCAGAAGAAGTTAATGAGTTTGCATATAGTGAACGCACAAAAACAATATGGGATATCAATGGAAATAAAATTGGAACTTGGGAAATTAAAGGAGAATAAAAATGAGTAACTTTAGAAAAATATGGAAGCTAGACCTTATGGACTGGGATAATTCAGAAAACAAATTTGTAGATCGTTATTCTACATATCACACCAGTAAGAAGAAGGCTGTTGAACGTGCCAAGTCCTACATAGAGTTGATTAAAGTAGACAAGTTAGGTTCTATAAATGGACGCACAAAAAACAGTGTATCAGTACACTCAGCTAGTGGTGACACACTAGGCTACATATGCAGCGAAAGACTATTATAATAAAAAGGATAAAGAAAAATGGAATACATCGACACACTAAAGACAATCAACACTAATGAGTTGAAAACCCAGATGTTTGATGCTGCGCATGATGCGACAGAAACCTTCATCAGAGATGTACTGAAAGGTGAGGATGCCTTCTCTTGTGGGTTCGCTTGGGTAAATATTGATCCTAAATTCAAGGGCAATACCAAGGATGGAAAAGCAGAGCGCAAAGTAATAAAAGATCTAGGGTTCGAGCTAGACTACACTGGTAAAAGGTTCAGCCTATGGAATCCTAGCAAGTCCTACTTTCAAAACATAGACTGTAAAGAGGCAGGTGCTAGAGCAGCAGCCAAAGTCTTAGAGGATGTAGGTTTTGATGCTTACCCTAACAGTAGGCTAGACTAGTGGAGTACGTCATACACATAAGTAAAAAGGGTGGTGAGTGTTTCGCTTACCACTCCACAAAGGACACATCAGAATTAGATAGGCTTGTTGCCAAGTATCTAAGTATGAGAGGGATAACAATTGAAGTAAAGAAAAGGTTTTTGTCATGAGATATAAAGAGATTGTAATAGCAGCAGAAGATCTGGAGTGTGATGAAATAGACACAATCTATGACACAATTAAAAAACACATCTTGGATATTGGTGTGGCAACACCTACAACTTTAACAGGGTTTAGTTGGAGACTAGACGTTAGAATGAGGATGGATAACTATGACACCTAGAATAGAAAAGATATATAACCTGATCTACTACTCAGACTTTGATGAGTACGAGATTAAACAATTGGCAATAGGTCTACTTGGTATGACACTAAGTGATGCATCATGGCATGAGACAGCAGACACTGTAAGCAGCTACAAGTTATCTGATGAGATGGAACTAGACTTTGATGGAGGTGATAACCTGAGATGAGATACAAAATAGTAGAAGTGCCATGGATTAACTATGAAGTCCATGATGAAGATGGAGAAGTAGCTTATGATGATAGAGGAAATAATCTCTTTGATACTAAAGAAGAAGCAGAAGATTTGATAAGCATGTTAAAGCTAGACGAAAGAATAGAGGCTTTCAATAGGAAGCAGAAAAGTTAATAGAGGAGTTAATAGATGATACTGTATAGATCAAGTAAAGGACAGTGGGTTGGTACTCAGAGAGATGCTCAGAGATACTTCCCTAAAGACTGGGAGCAAGTAGATGTACCTGTATCTAAGGAGTATCTCATTGAGTTCCTTAACGTTCACAAGGTAGGGGCGTATTCACAGTCTCCACCACAACAGCCAGTGATGGCTACACCTGATCCAGAGTTGATAGATCCAGAGGCTTACAGTTGGGTATCATGGGCATATGAGACACTCGCCAGAGGTGACAAAGCAGAGGCAATCAAAATGCTAGAGAGAGGACTAAGTAAACAGAAGGAACTACAAAACATAGGAGAGTAACAATGGAGGTGACGGTTCACGATATAGATGAGGTAAGCATATATTTTCAAGAAGAGTTATCACTTGATCACGAGCCTAGCCTAAATCATTGGGCTTGGATAATAGCAGAGGGTGAGATGGAGGATGGTGGTACTAACTGGGATTATGAATACGAACAAGCATGGCATTCATTAGATGCAGAATTTAATTACACATATGAATATAGGGAAGTAGTATAATGAAACTAATTAAAGTCAGAGTAAATAGAACCATAGAGTATGAAGTATCTGTGGGTGTAGATAACGATCACAAGTATGAACAAGTCAGGGACTACCTACAGACTATAGACTGGGATAGAGAGATAGGAATATCACCACAGAACTACAAACAAATATCAGACTATTATGACTGGATAGATTGGGAGACACCAGAAGATGTAGGATACGATTGGAAATGGGAGACAGAAGAATGAGAATAAGAGTAAAAGCAGAAGAGACTGTTTATCTGGAATACTTTGTTGATGTACCAGAAGAGATAGTAGAACAAAGTAAAGAGAGATTATCTAAGACTTACTTAAAGAATGCTATTCATAACTGGATAGATGAAAATCAATCAGAGTTTAACTATGAAGACTATGACAGTGATAGGAGTTGGTACGATTGGGAAGAGGTAGGAGAGGAGTGGAATAATGAATACTAGAATGTTTAACTATAAAGAACAGTCAGTGATGTTTATTAACTGTAGCCTTGATCACTGCTACAACACTGCTGACTACATGATAAAGAGAGAAAAGAACAACGGATACTGGAAGCCTAGACTCTATGATGATTACGATCAGGATCATCCATCAGTCGAGAGTATCTATGACTGGACTGAAATAAAGGACAGTGTTACTGACCTAGAACCCATCACTGCTGAAGAAGTGGAGAAAGCATACAATGAGCTACGATAAATGGATTATGATTGAGGGTGGTACAAAGAGCCAACAGAAACACGCCATAAGTATGATCATGTTCTTTAAGAAGAAGTTCGACATAGATCCTTACATAGAGGTGTGCTTCCGAAGAAAAGATTACGGTCTAGGTGGGTGTGTTCAGATGGAAGAGGGTGAGTTTATGATAGACATAGATAGATCTCTGAAGCTCAGAGATATGCTTATAACACTGGCTCACGAACTGGTACACGTCAAACAGTACGAGTGTGGAGATCTAACACAGAACAGTGAGGACAACATACCATACTGGGATAAACCCTCAGAGATCGAAGCCTATGGACGTGAAGTAGGACTATTCATTACTTGGGTAGAAGAAAACAAACTAGGTAATAGACCTTGGACACAAGATTAAAAAAAGGAGAGAACAATGATAAGTGCAAAAATAATATTAAAAGATGAGGAGCATGTAGAGATAGTTAATACAGACGTACATTTTAATGCTAACCCAAATCTTGATACAGTTGATTTTGTAAATCGAGCTTGGGCATTAGCAGACAAGACTGCTTTGGAAATGTCAGGTACGGATGACTACAGATTAGAAATGAATATTGTTTGTGACTTTACATCTTAAAAATAAAAAGGAGAACTAAAATGTTAGAAGATAAAACACATAAGATCAAAGTATATGACTCCCATGATGCAGTGATATATGTATATTCGAGGCACACTAAACAGTTAAACCCTGAAGAAAAGGATCTAGAAAAGCGCAAGTGGAAACACTGGAAAGAAGTAATAGCAGTAGTACCTGTTCACAATTATGGAGATGACTATCAAGATTCATCAGGTGAATTCCAAAATAATGTAAAGGTTACAGTGGATGCACTAGCAGAATTATATTCTTCTTGTTATGACTACGAGATAGGTGTGGAATATGTTATGAACACACATCAGTATGTCAACGTATAGTAGGGGAAATAATATTTGACACCATATATTGTGTTGGTATGTTGTATAGTCTTTTATATTTGGGCTTTCTATATGTTGAGATAGGTGGGACAACTTGCCCCACTTGAAATAAAAACAACAGTTGCCAACTAATAACTAAAGGTTATACCTAAAGTATACTAATATTTATTATTCTTATATAAGAAATAATACTTTAGGTATAACTTAAAGAAAGGAACTAACAGTATGGATAATGGTAACGATGATGATGACGATGAAGATTTTAGTGATGTTGAATACTTAGCTGTTGAAGAAATAAATGTTCTTCTTTCAAAACTTAAAAATAAAGATAAGGATATGGTTGAAACTATACTTGATCAGAATAATACCTTGTTGGAAGTTATACTAGATATGCAATGGTTTATGCACGAGAAAGGTATTACTCCAGAACAGTTTAGAAATTGGGTAGCAAAAAAAGAAATAAGGACTTATCACTAATGAGACATTTAAAATATGAGGATGAAAAGGTAGTCGCTGTTGAATCCTATCTCAAAGATCTACAGAAAGACATTGACGATCTTGAGTGGGATGGTGAGCAGTACAAAGCAGACAAGCTAAAGATTTTGTTGAACGAAGTAAAAGGATATAGAGATAGAGGTGAACTATGGTATCCAATGTTTTAAAAGGAGAGAGTAAATGATGTTTGTATTAGTGTGGATGCAATTGTTCAGCACACAGACAGTCGAGCACTACCAGTTAGGTAACTACGCCACACTTGAGGAGTGCCAGATTGAATTGAGCAAAGCAGCCAAGATGGTAACGCACAAGTCAGAGACAGTGGCTTGTCTAGAAGTAGAGGTACAACAATGACACCAAGTCAAGCAGCAGAGGTAGAAGCAAAGAAAACATTCGAGGACTTTATCAAGTGGGTGAAGGTTTCATTCTACTGGATCATGACAATTTTAATTATCCTAGCTTGGTGTAACTTTGGTGCTGATACTGAGACTGGTAGCCAGTACAACGGTGCAGTCTATGCGCCAACTAATATAGGAGTAGATAAATGATAGCTGAGATGCTTACATGCATAGCACTCAACGTGTATTATGAGGCACGTAGTGAGCCGTTAGAGGGACAGTATGCAGTAGCTCACGTTGTGCTTAATCGTGTGGCTGATGATAAGTTTCCTAACGATGCATGTAAAGTAGTTAAGCAAGGTCTAGAAAAAGGTATAGGTAGATGTCAGTTCAGTTGGTACTGTGATGGTAAGTCAGATACACCAAAAGAACAACGGGCATGGTTAAACTCTCAGCTTGTAGCACACAAGGTAGTACATGGGTATGTCAAGGACAATACCGATGGATCTGTCTATTACCATGCAAACTATGTTAAACCTTTCTGGAGTAAACACTATAAACATACTGTGACTTTAGGATCACACATATTTTATAAGGAGTAGATGATGCAGCCGAAAGAAGTACCAAGTCATGTCCGTATCAGGTACGAACCTACCTTTAAACAGAAGGGTAGAAAGTGTAGACTCTACGGAAAAGACTTCAGCAACATGGCAGAGGCAGCAAGGTATTGGAAGATCACTTACGCCTGGGCAACTGAGCAAGTAAACAAAGGATGGAACAAAGATAGCTTTCCACCTAAAGCCAGGAAGGATTACACATGAACTGTTGGCACTGTGATACCAAGTTAACTTGGGGTGGTGATCATGACATTGAAGAGGATGAAACATATCTCTTTGGAGAATACAGCATGGTAACTAATCTCAGTTGCCCTGAGTGTGAATCATATGTTTTAGTATACTATCCAAGGGAAGAAGAAGATGATGACAAAAAACTGCATTAGTGATACGAGTAAGCAGTATTGTACAACAAAAGGATTAGGGTGGGCTTTTGTTACCTGTATGTTTCTCATATTGGGTGTGCCTGTACTGATGTGGTTAGCCTTGGAAGGGGCTGACTGGTACGAAAGATTTGACCTAATGAATCCGATGTGGTAAAGCTATGGATGAAGTAAAAGAATGGCACATTGACAGGAGGAAGGGAATCTCGAAAGAGATAAGACCAATGACCAAGGAAGAACGACAGAGATCAAAAGAAAAGGAACAACAAAATGACAGCAGCAGTGAACAGCAAGAGTGAGATTACTCATCAACCATGTCCTTTCGAGGACTGTGCAAGTTCAGATGCTTTTAGCTACAACCTAGTAACTAAAGTAGGTAAGTGCCACTCTTGTAATAAAGGGTATCCAAACTCAGCAAAGAAGTTTGACTGGGCAGAGGCAACTTATCCACCTCCTCCACCTAAAGTAGACTTACGAAATGTAAAGATTATTTCAGGTAGGCATGAAGGTATTCGTGGACTAGATGAGGACGTAGCTAAACTCTACAACATTCAGTTACAGATAGGTGAGGGTGGTGATCCTGTACGCTACGCTTTCAAGTACAAAGATAACGTCAAGTATCGTGGCTACCACGAGAAGAAGTTCTGGACAAAGGAACGTGGATCTCTGACCGAACTATTCGGTCCTGACTTTAACGCAGGATCTAGTAAGCGTATATACATTACTGAGGGTGAGTTTGATGCAGCCAGTCTGTATCAGGTCTTGGGTAAATCCTATCCTGTAAAGTCACTACCAAGTGCCGCCTTATCAGATAAGTTTATCAAGGATAACTTTGACTACCTCAACGCCTTTGAGATGGTAGTCTACGCAGGTGAACTAGATGCAGCAGGTCAGGGTGCAGCACAGAAACTGTACAGCATTATGCCTGAGAAGTTTTACTATGTACCTATGTCTAAGCACAAGGATGCAAACGAGTTTCTCATGGAGGGTGATGAGTCAGACCTCAAGTGGGCAGCACTCAAGCCACAGAGATTTGCACCAGACAACTTCTTTGTTGGAGACTTGGAAGTAGAGAAGGCTATCACCACAGAAAACCCTTACGAGTATGTACCTACAGGACACACTGGTATTGATGATAAGATCAGAGGACTGGTGAAGGGTGGACTTACATTCATCAAAGCACTCAGGGGTCAGGGTAAGACTGAGCTAGTCAGATACTTTGAGGTAGGACTACTCAAACAGAATACACGTCTTGCTCTACTGCACATGGAAGAGATGAAGTCTACAACCTACAGGGCTATGGCAACCTACGAACTAGGATGGAATGTCAGAACCAAAGAGGATGCAGTCTCTACAGGGTTCAGTGAGGATCAAGTAATCAAAGCAGCACAGAAGATGGCAGGTGGAGAGAACACAGTTATCTTTGAGATGCGTAGTCATGATGATCCAATGCAACTCCTGGACTACGTTAGGCTTGCAGCCACAGTCTATGGTGCAGAGTACATCTTCATAGATCACGTCCAACGTCTAGCCTACCTGTCAAATTCTGGTGTTGATGCAGCAACCAGTACGCTGACAACTCTTGGGGCTAGGATGGCTCAACTTGCTAAAGAATTAAACATAGGTGTGGTATTTATATCACAGGTCAACGATGATGGTAGGACAAAGTATGCAGCCTCTCTGGAAGAGGAAGCTATTGTCTGTATAAAACTTAACAGAGATACTGAATCAGAGGATGATGTGGAGAGAAATACAACTCACTTCATTGTTGATAAGAACAGACCTTTCGCCAAGCTAGGGAATGCAGGTTCAGTCTTCTACGATCCTGAGACAACTGTTCTTGAAGAGGTAGTATTTAACGTATGAAGATTGTCATCAGCGACATAGAAACAAACGGTCTTACTAACAGTGACAAGCTCTGGATCTGTGGTGGTAAAGATATTACTACTGGTGAGACAGTAAGGTTTGATAACTGTCACGAGGATGGGGTTGCTAGACGTGAGGCTATCAAGTGGTACGAGTCAGCAGATCTAATTGTTGGTCACAACTTTGTGCAGTTCGATGCACCCATGTTAAACAAACTACTTAAACCCAGACTTATAGATCCAAGAAAGATTGTAGATACTTTACTTATTAGTAGGTTAGTAAACTACGACATCGAAACACCAAAGGGTGCTAAGTTTCCTCACAGTCTACAGGCTTGGGGTATAAGGCTCAACAAACATAAAGGAGATTTTCATGAGTTCGATAAGTTCAGTATCGAAATGGTTGACTACTGGTATCAAGACATCGAGGTTACAGAATCTTTGTATGATCACTTCAACGATATTATTTGGAGTCCTGATTGGCGTAAGTCTTTAAGGACAGAACACGATGTACAGATAGAGTTAGTCCGTACACAGTATTACGGTTTCTTCTTTGATAAAAATAAAGCAGAGTTTCTTCTCAACTCAGTCAAGACAAAGATGAACACACTGGAAGAACAGTTCCAAGTAGACTTCCCACCAAAACTTACTGAGGTCAATCGTATCAAATATCGACTCAAGAAGGATGGCGGTGAGATGGCTACAGTTATCAGGGCTAAAGAGAAGTACGCTATTACAAACATAGAGGACGATGACTTAGTTTGTCTCGACTGGATAGAGTTTAATCCAGGTTCTGCAAAGGACAGGATAGATGTACTCTGGGATGCAGGATGGAAGCCAGTAGATAAAACAAAGACTGCTATTAACTTCTCTCGAAAGAAAATAGGTGATCCATATGGTAAGTCAGTAGCCTCTATGGATAAGGATTTCTACAACCAAAAGAAAAAAGACCTAGATAGGTACGGATTCACTGTATCAGAGGCAAACCTTAGTACACTCCCTGAGACAGCACCTACAGGAGCGAAAGCTCTAGCCCAGTGGCTGACACTAGAAGGACGCAGAAGCTCACTGGTTGAGTGGCTAGGGCAGTGTGGTGATGATTTACGTATTCATGGCAGGATAAATAACATTGGAGCATGGACAGGACGGTGTGCTCACAAAGATCCTAACACCGCTAACATATCCTCTCCGTTCCATGGTCAACCTAAGTCAGCAGTTGATGAAGTAAAGAAACAATTTGATGTGCATCTACGTTCTTGTTGGACAGTTCCTTCTGACTCTTGGTTAGTTGGTACAGACGCAGACGGTATTCAGTTACGTGTGTTAGCTGACTATCTCTGGAGACACTTTGATGCTGATCAATACGCACAAGCCATCATGAAGGGAAAGAAAGAAGACGAGACAGACATACACAACGTCAACAAGAAAGCTTTAGACGTACCAAATGGTACAAGGGATATGGCTAAGACTTTTATTTACGCTTGGTTATTGGGTGCAGGTGTAGCAAAGACTGGTCAGATACTTAAAGTCAACATGAAGGAAGCACAGGAAGCACGTACTCGTTTCGAGATGAGCATTGATGGTTTATATAATCTAAAGAACCAACTCGTACCTTACATAGCAGAGCAGGGATACTTTACTGGGTATGATGGACGTAGAGTTCCAGTACCCAACGCACACAAAACCTTGGCAGGGATACTACAGAATGGTGAGGCTTGCTTGATGAAGCACAGCCTACTCAAGTGGCACGACAAGGCTAGACAGGAAGGGATAAAGTTTAAGATGGTTGGGTTCATCCACGATGAATACCAAGTAGAGGTAACAGGCACAGAGGAGGAAGCTAAAAGGTTAGGACAGATACAAGCAGACTGCATGTTAGAAACTGGTCAGGAGTTAGGGTTTAAGATACCTACTCCTGGATCATACGACATAGGAAAAAATTGGGCTGAGACCCATTGACAACCACAGTAAAAAATATTAGATGTAACAACAGTAAAAGAAAAGGAGGGCAATATGCCATCAACACAAATAGATATTAAGGGTACAATCGAATGGGCAAAAGTATTTGAGTCCAATAGAGATCAAGCCGAATGGAACGTGGATACTAACGGAGAGTATAAGGTTACAGTAACCACTGATAAGAAGACAGCAGATGCTTTAAAGAAAGCAGGGTGTCAAAAGAAAATTGAGGAAGTAGACGATGGGCATAGGCTTACTGTTTCTCGTCCTCATACTGGTGCTGAAGATTGGATGGGTGGTGAACCTGTCGTGGCTGACATTGCAGGTAAGGCTTGGGATCTAGAGGATAAAGGTCTTATCGGTAACGGAAGTAAAGGCATCGTAAAGGTTGAGGTGTATCGTACAAAGAAAGGTCTTGTAGGTACACGACTCATGGGACTTCAAGTCCTTGATCATGTGGTCTATGAAACTGAAGGAGGTTCCTCCCAGTCTTCTTCTTCAATGTTTCAAGATCATTCAAAGAGTTCTGGTGGTAAGTCTTCCTCCCAAAAAGAACCACAGGACTCAGTACCCTTCTAGGTTTTGTTCCTTTTACCCTAGAAGAATAAGCCCCCATCTTTTTCGTTCATTTTTAGGTGGGGGCTACTACAAAAAGGAAAGATAATGCCCACAATAGATACACTAGTTAAAGACATGGAAGATACCATCCTTGGTTTAAAAGGTTGGGATCACATCGTTGGTCTAAGGATGGGTGATGCCATTGCCAAGACTGCTTTAAAAAGATTCAGTGAACCACAGAAACCTCGTAAGTACTTATCTTTCTCTAGTATAGGAAGTCCTTGTCAAAGGAAACTTTGGTACAAGATAAATGATACTGAGTCTGCAAAGCCTTTGTCTGCAGGAGATCTGCTAAAGTTTTTCTACGGAGATATGATAGAGGAGTTAGTTCTTTCTATTGTTAAAGTATCTGGACATAAAGTTACAGGTGAACAAGACCGTATGTACATTGGTGAGATGGCAGGTCACAGAGATGCAGTGATTGACGGAATGACTATCGATGTTAAGTCTGCATCTCCTTACTCATTTAAAAAGTTTGCAGAGGGTAACTTACGTGAGGACGATCCCTTTGGATATATCAGTCAGTTAAGTTCGTATGTTTACGCTGCAAAAGATGATCCACTTGTAACAAACAAAACACATGGGGCTTTTCTTGTTGTTGATAAAGTCAACGGAACAATCTGCCTGGATGTCTATGACTTCTCAAAAGAGTTAGAACAAAAAGAAAAAGAGATAGGCACTGTAAAGAAGATGGTAAAGGGTAAGATACCTGATCGTCCATTTGATCCTGTTCCTGTCTCTGCAACTAACCCTAATACAAAGCTACCGAAAGCTTGTACTTTCTGTGACTTTAAAAAGAAATGTTGGCCTGAAGCCAGGAAGTTTGTCTACAGTAACTATGATGCTTATCTGGTAGATGTAGTTAAGAAACCAAATGTACCAGAGGATCTTACCTACAATGCCTCACAAGAAACGTAACAGAACTATGAGAGTTCTTAGGCTTTCTGAAGTAGAGTCTCTTAACTTACCTTTTAGACAAAGAGATGTAAGGGGAGATGGTTTTATTTTTAAACATTATTATGTGCGGATAAACAAAGATACTGGAGAAGAGTCCAGGGTTTATGAACATTGGTCTAGTGAAGAGTCTTGGAGAAAACAATTAGCTGCCAAGGCCAATCAAAAGAAAAGAAATTCTGATTCAAACAGACAGTTTGTTAAAAGAGTTAAAAGAATTTATGGATGTTCTGTGTGCGGCTACAAAAAATCTTTGATGGGTTTACACTTTCATCATATTGGCCCCAAGGTTAATGGAATAAGCAATATGTTTGGATATTCTCGTAAGTCTATAAAAGAAGAGATGCGTAATTGTATTTTAGTTTGTTCTAACTGTCACTGTGAGTTGCATGAAAAAGAACAAGAAAAGATTTAGTGCAGCAGCACTCAAGGCAGGGTATCGTTCTGGTTTTGAGGATGATACAGCCAAGTATCTAAAAGAAAAAGGTATTAACTTTACCTACGAGAAAGAACGTATAGAGTGGTTAGATGTTAGGACTCGACACTACACACCTGACTTTATTCTAGAGAATGGTATTGTTATAGAAACCAAAGGACGTTTTGTATCTACCGACAGAAGAAAACATATAGAGATACGAAAACAATATCCTGAGTTAGACTTGAGGTTTGTATTTCAGAACAGTAGGATCAAGTTGTACAAGGGTGCTAAGTCTTGTTATGCTGACTGGTGTAAACGTCATGGATTTAAATACGCTGATAAGTTAATTCCTGATGATTGGCTTGAAGAATAATCTTGACGGAATTAAATATAGTATTATAACTTGGAGGTTCCTGTGTTGTTTGAAATAACAATGCTATTAAAGCTAGATCCTGACGCTAACTTTATAGCCTCAGATAAGAATGGTGCTGCAATAGGACTTGAACAAGTTGTATCAGATACCATATACGATATTGATGATGTTGAAATGATTGAAATAGAAGTAAAGGAAAAGAAATGATTACAGGTAAAGACTTAGAAGACATGGGATACTTTGATCAATTTGATTTAAATAAACCAGAGAACAGTACAGTTCTTGCAGATTACACAGACTGGGTTGAAAAGAAAATTATAACAGCAGGTGATGATAGACTTGTAGAGAACACACTTGGTCTTATAGGGGAGGCAGGAGAAGTAGCAGAAAAGATAAAGAAAAAAATCAGGGATAAAAACAAAGTTTCTTCAGAAGAAATAGTTAAAGAACTGGGTGACGTTTTATTTTATGTAACTGCACTAGCTAATTATTTTGGTGAGAACTTAGCTATTGTAATGGAAAAGAATGTAGCTAAGTTAGATGATAGGGAAAAAAGAGGAACACTACAAGGATCGGGAGACAACAGATGAACAATTACTTACCAACAGATTACCAAGCATTTATTCACACATCAAGGTACGCTAAATACTTTGATGGTAAGGGCAGAGAAGCCTGGCCTGAAACAGTAGATCGTTACATAGATAATGTTATAGGCGACAAAGTAGATACAGATACTAAAGATGAAATAATGTTTGCTATACTCAACTTAGAGATCATGCCTAGCATGAGAGCTATGATGACAGCAGGTATAGCTTTAGACAGAGACAACACTGCAGGGTATAACTGCAGTTACTTACCTGTAGATGACCCAAAGTCCTTCGATGAGGCTATGTTTATCCTCCTCTGTGGTACTGGCGTTGGCTTCAGTGTCGAGAGACAGTTCATTAGCAAGCTTCCCGAAATTCCTAAACTCTTCGAGAGTGATACTACCATTGTGGTAAAGGACAGCAAGGAGGGGTGGGCTAAAGCGTTCAGACAATTACTAGTACTCCTATGGGCAGGTGAGATTCCTCAGTGGGATGTAAGCAGGGTAAGACCTGCAGGTGCAAGGTTGAGGACATTTGGTGGTAGAGCCTCTGGTCCTGCTCCTCTTGTAGATCTATTTAACTTTACAGTTAAGATGTTCAGGGAAGCAGAAGGCCGTAAGCTATCCTCAATAGAGTGTCACGATCTAATGTGTAAGATAGGAGAGATAGTAGTTGTAGGTGGAGTACGTAGGTCTGCTATGATCTCTCTATCTAATCTATCAGATGATCGTATGCGTCATGCTAAATCAGGTAACTGGTGGGACAACGAACCCCAACGTGCCTTGGCTAATAACAGTGTAGCATACACAGAGAAACCAGACAGTCTGTCCTTCATGCGTGAGTGGATGGCATTAGTAGAATCAGGGAGTGGTGAACGTGGTATATTTAATCGTGAGGCGTCTAAGAGACAGGCTGCAAAGAATGGCAGACGTAATTCTGACTTTGACTTCGGAACTAATCCTTGTAGTGAGATTATTCTTAGACCGTATCAGTTCTGCAATCTTACGGAAGTTGTGGTACGAGCCACGGACACAGTGGATGACCTGGCTAGAAAAGTCAGACTCGCCACAATACTTGGGACGATCCAAAGCACGTACACAAAGTTCCCATACCTCAGAAAAATCTGGACAACCAACACAGAAGAAGAAAGACTCTTAGGTGTAAGCTTAACTGGTATTATGGATAACCCTGTAATGACTACAAAGAATAAAGGACTGGATAAAACCCTTGAGAACTTACGTAACGTTGCTGTTGTTACTAATGCTGAGTGGGCTGACCGCCTTGGTATTCCACAGTCAGCAGCTATCACCTGTGTCAAACCATCAGGTACAGTCTCACAGTTGGTTGACTCTGCCTCTGGAATCCATGCACGTCATTCACCTTATTACGTTAGAACCGTTAGAGGAGATAACAAAGATCCTCTTACCACCTTCATGAAGGATCAGGGTATTCCTAGTGAACCTGATGTATTTAAACCAGATCAAACAACTGTGTTCTCGTTTCCTGTTAAAGCTCCTAACAAGGCTGTAGTTACGTCTGACTTGTCTGCTGTTGATCAACTTAAAATGTGGTTGATGTATCAGAGGCATTGGTCAGAGCATAAACCTAGTGTGACAATCAACGTCAAGAAAGATGAGTGGTTTGAAGTTGGAACATTTGTGTACGAACACTTCGATGAAATGAGTGGTGTATCTTTCCTACCCTATAACGAACACACTTATCAACAAGCTCCATATCAGGAGATAGACAAAGAAGAATACAAAAATATTTTAACTACTATGCCAAAAACTATTGACTGGTCTAGACTCAGCGAGTATGAAAAAGAGGACACTACTACGTCAAGTCAAACAATGGCTTGCACTGGTGATGTCTGCGAGGTAGTAGATATAGGAGCATAATATGAAACCTTACGTTAGACCATTTCAAAAGGATGTTTACGACAAGGTAGACACACCTTCTAAACAAGCTTTAATAAAAATTTTATTGTCTGAAGGTCATGAGATAGTTTCTTCTAAAGAAGATTACTACGCTGATGTAGTTTCTACAAAGGATGGGGTTACTTATTATCATGAAGCAGAACGTAAAGCACAGTGGGGTCAAGACTATCTAAAGAATAAAAACTATGATGTTCTTCCTGATAGTAATTGGCCTCCCTTCTGGAGAGAAGTCAGGATACCAGGAAGAAAGAAAAGACTAATAGAAAAATACAAAGATCAAATAGATAATCTTTTCTTTTACGTGTTTAACTTTGAGTATGATAAAGCTTGGAAGATCAAAGCAACTCAGATGACTGATGATGTTAATCACAGACCAGACTTTGCTAGAGTACATAAGTCTGAAACGTTCTATCATATTCCTTATGAAGAAGCAGAGCTAGTAACGGTATGAAATGTAAAGACTGCGGTTTTCTTCTAGATGATGATGGTCACTGTGGAGAGTGCAACAGGTATAGTATTTCAGATATAATAGACTTAGCAGGAAGGAAAGAAATGAGTTCTAAATTTAATCCAGTTGATAAACCTTTTCACTACAATCATGCAGACGGTGGGATAGAGTGTATTGACTACATCAAACAAGTCCTTGGTCTTGATGGCTTTATAGATTACTGTCATGGTAACATGATAAAGTATCAGCATCGTTACAGATATAAAACTAATCCTGTAGAAGATATGGAGAAAGCTCAGTGGTATCTTGCCAGGATGTTAGAGTCACTAAAAGAAAAACATAAATGACTAGTAAAGATAATAAAAAAACCCTTGAGCAGGAAGCCCAAGAGTTTGTATCAGGTAAAGATACTACTCAGATAAAGGTAGAGACTGACGATTTCTTTGCAGGTCATGCCTTGTCAGGACTCCTTGCTTCTGGTAAGTATAAAAGGTCTGAGGAGATAGTTGAAGAGGCCTTCTCTTACTCAGACAAAATGATAAAGTATAAAAATACTAAAAACAAATAGCAAACTAAAAAACCCCCAGTTAATTCCTGGGGGTTTCTTTTTATTCAAAACCTAATTTCTTTCCTATACTCTTTCTATCTTTCTTCATCTCTTTAACCATGTCTTCAACAATCATTAATTGATTAACATCTAGTGTCCACATATCTTTTTCTCTTACCCCAAAGTATCCAAGAACATCGTTAAGGTCTTTTTTAGAACCTGCATTCTTAACATCAAAGATGAGTTTTAATTTTTTATCTTCTTTGTCAGTGCTGTTTTCTAGGATGTCTAGAGTATTTGTTTTTGCTGTCTTTAGTATATAATCTAAAGCGTCTTTCTTTTCCTGAAGACTAGCACCATCCCATTGACCAGATTCTACCAAAGCATCTGCTAACATTTCTAGGTGAGGTCTTACGTATTTATTAAAAGTATTAACAGCTTCTGGTGATTTACTTTTTATCTCAGTCTTCCATTGAGATCTACCAATATCATTATATAACTTTTCTATTGTTGTCGATGGAAGTACATCTCTATATCCAACAATTCTACCAATATTAACTGGTACATCTTCTGCAGATAAAGCTTTTTCTTTTTCTTCCGCTAACTCTTTACCAGATAAAACAGTATAGATTTGATCTACATATCTTAAAGAGTTATTTAGAGTTTCACTACCCTGCTTCCTATCAACTACTGTGTAGTCTTCACCTCTTGCCATACCTACAACTTGATTTATTGGTTCAAACCTTCTCGTAAATCCTGAAGCATACTGAGACACCATATCCCCTAAAACTGTCTGGGCAGCAAATAAATATTCTTCGTCCTTTGCTTCTGATGCAAGAAAGATTCCTTTGCTCACTAAACCATAAGCATCTCCAAGCTCTCTCGTTAGAGCACGAGTACCAAAGTTATCTCCAAAGGCTGTTATTAAGTCTACAGGTATTACTCCGTCTCTTACTAAATGAGCACCCATCCTTCCTACAATCATGGGTACATTTCTTGGATAGTCGTATAGATAACTTCTCACAGATCCTGTCTCATCCCTGTCTTCATACCAAGCAAGACCTTCCTCTAAATTATCCATTTGAGAATATGTGCTAATTCCTACAGCACTCCAACCAACAGCAGACTTAGTAAACAGATCTAAAGGATCTCTTTCTACTGCAGCCTTACCACCTGCTTTTAAAGTGTATTTGTTAAGCAAACTAATACCTGAATGATCAAGCATAAACGCTACACTGTTATTCCAAAACTGCCCAAAAGGAACGAGAGCACCGATACCAGGAACATTTCTAGCCTCTTCTATTACGTTTGCAACACCTTGAATAATACCATCTTGACCACCATACTTCTTAGAAAAAGTATTACGCAAAGCGTCCTGTACTGCAGCAGCTTCAATCTCCGCAAACTCTTTAAACCTAGCTGAACCAGGTTCAGATAAATAAGTTACTAGCTCTGGATCATTCATAAACTCCATATAGCTTTTACCATATTTTATTCTCATTTGTTTATCTAATGCGTAAACAAACTCTTGGGTTTTAGTTAGAAAGTCTTGAGCTTTAACACCATAGATAGTTTCAAAGAACTCGTTAAACTTTTGATAGTTACCCTTTTCAGGTTTCATGGCAGGGTTCATTTCAAACTCGTCAAGAATACCTTTTACTTCTACGCCACCATTTATGTACCTAAACAATTCTTTTTGTGCATCAGGTCTTATAGCTAGATAGTCCATCACAGATTCATAAGTTCCGTAAGGATCAACCATGTTTTTAACTTTTTGTCTTTGAAGATCCATCATTTGAACAGCTAAGTTTTTATATTTAACTGCGTTTACACTATCACCTGTAAGTTGTTTTAATACTGCGTTACCGCCATACAGAGCACCACGTATCATATCTGAAACACTTTGATTCACTGTAGCTGCTTTCCAACCAATAGCGTTTAATGCTGTGGTTCCTGGATGAGTAACAAGAGATCTAATAAGGTTACTTTGAAGTGGTTTAAAAGGTGCAAGAATACCTCTACGTGTTTCCTCTTCTATAGGCTCAGATAAAATCTTTGCAGCATCTTCAGCGTTTACATCACTGTAATCAAGTCCAAGTCTTTGAAACTTTTGTTTAGCTAAAGATTTAGCGTTTAATATTTGTGCGGCTTCTTTAGTTTTTGCTGCATCTATATTTATAAAATCTTCAAGACCAAAACCTTCTAACTGATCAGAGGAGCCTCTAAGTATTTCGTAAGCATCTACTACAATCTTTTTATTATCTTCAGAGAGATCAGATATTGCTTCACCCATAAAGTCTGTGAAGTTCATAGTGCGAGGTTGTCTGTAACCTTCCTTTGCTAGAATATTTATAAGACCATCCCATTTATATTCTCCACTACCAACAAAAAACATATGAGCAAACTCAGTGTCATAGTCTATAGAAGTCTTTGGATTATCTGACTTCTTAGCTAACTCTTTACCTTTTCTTACTTTTTCTGCCCAACTAGTTGTTCTTGTTTTTAAATTCTCCAAAGCATTCTTTATACTATCACTGGCGAGTATTTCTTTCCTTGCCTCATCACTCAAAGGTTCTATAGAGTCATCTAAAGATTTCATTATTTCTCTAGATCTATTTATTTCTACAGAGGCTAGAGGTATCTGTTCTTTGTTTTTAAGAGCTATCAACCCAAGTTGTGTTGCACCACCAAGAGCACCAGTGGCTGTAGATATACCTGCTTGAAAGAAATCTAAATCTTCTTTGTAACCTGAAGTTATTTCTGCCTGTTGTTGCGCTAAATCAAAACCACCTGCAGCAGCCATATCAAAACCAAGGCTACCATATATAGCTTTCTTGTCTGCTTTATCTATTATAGATTTTGTTTTAGATTTTTTTAGTGCTGCTTGAAAAGCTCTTTGTGTTGTCTCTCTTTGAACTTGTTGTGCAACTTTTTTAGATCCAGTTTTCTTTAATGTCTGATAACCTGCTTGTCTTCCAACTCTAAAGGCTAGATGTTTAGCTCCTGCTACAGCAGCTTTAGCTCCTGCATATCCAAATATTTTACCTACACCCAAAGATACAATATTAACAGGGTCAACAATAGCTGCTCTTGCATAGTCATACACAGCATCAGCTTTTTCACCAAAGGTTCTGTCTTCACTAAACGCACTATCAAGACTATCAAATAACTGATAAGCGTCTGCTGCTTTCTTACGTCTTAGTGCAAGCTTCTGGTCAGTATCGCCTGTATTTAAATATGTAAGTTCACTGAGAGCAACAACAGATTGACCTGAGTTAAACCTTCTCATTTGATTTATATATGCGTCAATTATTTTTCTTTTATCGTACTCTGATTCCTCCATGCCGTACCTGTCAGACATGTAGTTTTTTAAAACTTTGTAATTTGTATCAGCAGATAAAGTTTCAATTAAACTTTTACCTGTTGGATCAAAAACCTCTTCAGTCTGTTCCTCTTGAGGTACAGAACTTTGCTGTTCTAACATTCTATTCTGAAGACCTAAGAGATCTGCCATGTTATTCCTCTGCTTCGTATTGGTTTATTATTTCTAGAATGGTTGGTGAAAAATAAGCAGGATCACTAAAAGTATTTTTGAAAGCATCAGCTTGATTATAAAAGTCATATGCAAATTTAGGATAGAGTCTGACAAGCTCAATATACTTTTGTTCGTCCTCCATTTTTTCTATTTCTAGAAGGGCCGTATAGTTTGCTTGAGCGTTTGCTTGATCTTGCTCAGTGCCACTTTCTGCTTCTGTCATCGCATCACTAGCAGCACTTTTTAAATTAGCTAAATGTTTGTCATACCTATCATGTATTTGATTAGTTAAATCTCTTTTAGTTCCTGCACCGAAAGGATCTGTAAAGGCTGTTAGGTCAGCAGTAATAGGCGTTTGACCTGGATCTGTAATCTTTATTGTAGGAGCCGTTATACTGGCAGCAATGTCTGAACCCTTTTGACCCATTATCTCTGATCTATAAACGTCACCCATCACACTTTGAAGATCAGGTGCTACAAACATTTTTTGTAGTAAACTTCTTTCTTCCTCTGGAACTTCCAGGTCAGTTCCCTCTACAAAAGTAGGTGTTGCTTGTTTAATTAAATCTTGAGAGGATACCCCAGATATGTCATAGTCCTCTAAGACATTACCATACCTCTCCATAGTTTGATTTAATTTAGTTGAATCTAGTACACCTTCTAATTCTGCTTGTTCTGCAGCCTTTGCTATTCTAAGTAGCTCTGTTGGACTTTTTTCTAAAAGAAATAAAGCAGACTTTTCCTCAAGACCCTTTGATGTTAAATAATTAAAAGAGTTTTCAAGAGAAGTCCTTGCTTTTTTTACTTCGTTGTTTCTTTCAAGACCTGCTTTCCACAAGTATTCCTGCATAGCACTAGAAGTCTTTTGAGTATATTCTCTGTTTTCTCTTATCTTATCTGAAAGACCACCAAAGAAAGCACCCCTTCTTACTGCTGCTGTTACCATTTTATTACCTCGCCATTAAACCTTTTGGTTTTTCTTCTGTTATTTTTTCTTCAGGTTCTTCCTGTACTGACTCAGCAGCTTCTTTAATTACTTCGTAACCTTCATCCATGTTGTCCTTCGGAGTTGCTTTAACTGCTCCCATGAGGACAGCAGCACGTTCAACAGGACTTCTTTCATCGTCTTTAAATGTTTCTTTGTACTCTACTCCTGCCATGTCAGCAGACTTCATAATAAAAGCCCTGATAACAGGTTCTATTATTAAACTTACATCTATACTATGAATACCCTTTGATACAGCCCCTGTCATCATAGACTCAGAAAGTGTTTTAGCAGGTACTCCAAATTCAAGAGCGTGAAAGATATTATCTATAACCTCTTCCTGTGAAACCCTATCCATGTGGTATCTTATAGCTTCATCTGGATCTGCTATTTCTGCAGGTCTTTCCCAAGGATAGTTCTTAGGTGTGTCTGTTAAAGACTGTCCTGGTATCGCTGCTCTAAGTGCCGCCTCTGTCATTAAGTGTATCCTTCGTTAAATAATTTAAGTTCTGCTGCTCTTCTTTTTATAAGACCATCAAGAACTTTACCACCTGCCTTTTTGTATTCTGGTAGCATAGCAGCAATTTCTTCGTTACTTCTTGTGCCATTCTTTGTTAACTTTTTAAGGTTACCTTCCCCTGCATTGTAAGTAAAACTAGTAAGGGCATCTACTTTATTTTCGTTCCAGTCGTAACCTGCTTTGTCTTTCATTTTTAAAACAGCTTTACGTGCAGTATCTAAATCTCTTTCTAATAATTTTTTTGCTTCAACTTCAGTTATTGTTTGATTTTTACTGGTAGCTTTTGTTCCATAACCTATGGATGTTTGTTTAAAATCATCGTAAGCAGTTGAACTAAAGCCTTCGTGTTCTACAATAAAATTAATTAAATTATCCGACTTTTTTGACTCTTTTTTTTTAGGAGAAAGAGAGCTTTGCATAGAGCCTATGTTTAAACTAGCTTTCTTTTCCTTTAACTCAGGAGCCTCTTCTAGGTTTGCTATAGCTTCCATCCATCCGCTTACTGTAGCAAGAATATCAGCAGAGTCTTTTTCTTGAGATGTCTTTTTAGGATCATTTTGCATTCTCCTTACACCTTCTGCAGATTCCTCTGGACTAGGAACTGTAGTTCTTTCAGCAAGACTTCTTTTTGATTTTCGTTTATCACCAGGATCACCTACATTTAACTCAGGATTTTGCTGTGAAGCCTCTATTCTTTTTCTTTGTCTATCCTCTGCATTGGTTCTCATATCTTAATCCTAACCTATAAACCTATAATTGTAGTAAAGATGTCACTTAAAAAGTTACCTTCTTGTCCTGCAGCTTGAATTTTTGCTTGTAGTTCTGCAACATCTATTGAAGCATCTGCAGCCATCTTCTGAAGTATAATACTGTTAGCCCTGTCAGCGTTACCCTCTGATACTTGAAAAGCCATCGACAACATATCTCTTTCTCTTTGCCATATCGAATCAAGATTGGTAGATGTCAAAGCATTTATAGTTTGAGCAAAAGCCATGTTACTTTCATTCTGAGTGGCATTATTTATGGTTGCTATGTTCTGTCTCCACTGAGCGTTAGCCTGTGCTATCACTAGACCATTTTGTGCGTTAAACAAATCACGATTTTGTTGTAACCCAGAGTTAAACTCACGTAAAGCGTTAACACTGTTTGTGTTGAACTGATCCATAGCATTCTGCTGTGTGGCGTTAAACTGAGAGGTTTGATTAGACAGACTAGCAAAGAATTGATTTACTTGGTTCTCATTTGCTGCGTTAAATGAGCAAAAGCATTTTCTGCAGCAGAGTCTGTAAATAAAGCTTGAATGTTTTGTTGAGACTTAAACATTTCTGTTTGCTGTTTGTTAGATAGATTGGTCATATCCATCTGTAAAAAGTTTTGAGCATTTTGTACAGCAGTCTGCTGTCTATTTGATAGGTTAGCCATATCAAGTTGTGACAACGCAGCAGCCTCTGCCATTACCATAGCTTGTCTGTTAGATAAATTAGACAACTCCATAGTATTAGCAGCACGAGCATCTTCTAAAGCTATCTGCTGTTCAGCAGTAAAGTTCATGTTAGCTATGTCAGCTATACGAGAAGCATTCTGTACACGAGCCTGGAATGCTTGATCGAACTCTTGACCTATAAATGTTGCACGTTGTTGTGCTGCAAGCATAGCACGTTGTTGTCTGTTAGACAAGTTCTGTGCTTCAAACTGAGCTTGAGTTTGTGCATCCATCTGAGCGATAGGTAGTGCAGACTCCATAGCAGCTTGTATAACAGCCTGTCCTGCTAAACTAGATGCGCCTAGTCCACGAGCAGACAGGGTAGCCATAGCTGCTCTCATTGATCCTGAAGCCCAAGCAGGTGTGTTACCTCCTTCAAACTGAGCCATGAGTCCTTCTAGCTGACCTGCAACCGTAGCCTTTTTACTTGGTGTGGCTTCAGCATGTTGTTTTGCTTCAGTAAATGCAGCAGCAGTCTGTGCGTTAGCAACACCAGATATTATTTCACTTTCACCTGTAACAGGATCAGTTTGTAGTTTTCTAGCTTCTGGTCCATCTACCTGTACCGCTGTTCCTTGTGCTTCTTTTACATTTGAAACAGCACTAGTTGTTTGTTGTTCCGCAGTGATAGTTGCGCCAGGTGTTATCTCCCCTTTTTGAGCAGTTAGCTTTGCTGTTTCGGTAGCTATGTCTGGTGCTACAGAATCAACTTTAGCTTTTACTACAGGAGTTTGTGTGGGCATCGATACCTGTTGTACTTCCCCTGTAGTAGCAGCTTCAGCAAAAGGAGCAATAGGTGTAGTCATACCTGCATCCACTGGAATAAACTCACCTGAAGTAGGTTGTATCATACCTGTAGGAGCTTGTATTGGCTGCATTGTTTGACCTACCAAGTTACTCGTCATTTGAGCTAAAGGACTTACAACAGCTTGAGTTTCACCAGTAACTTCTGTACCAACTGTAGGATTACTTGTTACAACAGTACCTTCTTGAGCACCCATACGCATACCGCCCATGTTTGTCATAGCTTGTCTGTATTTACCCATACGTGCAGCAGCAGCAGGGTTAGCTTGTAAGAAATTATTAAGTTGTTGAGAAGGGCCATCAAACCCTAAAAACTTTCTAGCTAGTGATACATCCCCACCTTCAGACATACCCATCATACCTGCTGTTTCATCAGGATTTCTTGGTAATTGTACTTGCTTGTTAGGATCACCTTGAGATTCAGATGTAGGTGTAGTAGTTCCAGTCACATACATTCCTTTTTGCTTAGATCCTGGTCTGTAAAAACCTGGTGGTACGTAGGTAGTAGGTCTACCGTTAAACTCAGTAATAGGAATACGTTGTCCTAGATCATTTACGTAGTAGACTGTCCTATATCCTGACGTATATTGTTCACCTGATCCTGGGGCAGTAGTGACAAGTGTTTGAGGCACAGCACCTGCAGTACCTGCGTAATGTGTTTTGTATGTTACTTGTTTAGGTACAGCAGAAAGACCTGCAGTTTGTACAGGTGCAGAGAATGTCCCTGTTGTAGGAATTTGAGTACTTGTTCCAGACGTTACAGGAGCAAGGCCACTACCAGAATCTGATTGATATGTTACAGGTGCTACTTGTTGTACAACAGTCTTAGGAGTATCTGGAATTATAGGAGCTACTTCGTCAGCTTGTAGTTCCAACACTTCTGTTGAAGGTATTGTAGAAGTAAAATCTCCTCCAGATACTACAGGTTCTTCTGGTAGTACAGGTTCTTCTGGTAGTACAGGTTCTTCTGGTAGTACAGGTTCTTCTGGTAGTACAGGTTCTTCTGGTAGTACAGGTTCTTCATCTACTGGTACTTCATCTACAGGAAGTTGATCTACAGGTATATCATCATCTATTGGTATTTCATCAGCAGGTGTGCTTAAATCTAGTGTTGATTTTAAATCTTCAAAAGCTCCAAGAACTCTGTTTACGTTAGTATTTCTTTTTCCACTTTTTTTAGGTGGTTGTGCTATTCTTTCAACAGTTCCATCAGCACTTATTTTTTCAATAAAGCTAGAGTTTTTACCAGATACAGCTACATATTGATCACCATTTGCATCTGTAACACTATTATAAACGGCATAACCTTTTCCTTCGTTAAATCTTTCAAGGTCTGTTGATGTTCCTGCTTGTCCATTTTTATAAAGAATAGGAGTTCCTGTAGTAGCTTTATCAAAGTCACCAGACTTTTGAAGATCTGCTCTAGCGGCTGCAGCTTCTGCTGCTGCAATCTCTTGTGCTCTTTCCCTAGCGTTAGGATTATCTGGTTGAGCACCTTGAGGATTTAATACAGGGCTAAATCCTATTTTTTCATTACCTGACATTATAGGTTTTTCATCTCTACCAGTTACATAATTTGCCATACTCTATTCCTTATTTACCCATTGTCATCCATACCGCCCCTGCAATAAATGTCAGGACTCCAACGGTAGATACTTTTACTAATGTTGACCATATTGATCTGCGTGTATCACGCCACGCTTCTATTAAGTTACGCATCTCTAGTATATCTTTTTGTGCATCATTATCAAGTAGCCCAATAGAACGTAATGCCTCTTTAGCACCACGCCTAGCTGCGTTGTCTAGCATTGTCTCTACTTCTTCTGGGGTTAGTTTGATGTCACTCATTAACTTTTCTTTTTATACTATGATAGAGCTACATTGCTGCAGCCCTATCTATGGTTAAAACATATTAAGCTGCTTCAGGTGAAACTTCTTCTTCTGTAGTCTCTAATGATCGTGTCAGCATATTAATAAATGCGTCACGTCCTACAGTAAGTTGATCAACATTAAAACGAGTACTTGCTAGTTTACGTTCTAAATCTTGAATGTGATTTAGTATAGTGCGCTGTTGATCTGTTAAGTCTTCTACAAAGTATTCTACATCATTAATAGTTACTGGGGTCTTTTCGTTTTTTCCCATTACCATTTCCTTTCGTTAAGTTAAGTATTTGCTGCAATCGCAGCGTTTGCGGCAGTCATATCTTCTGAAGTCCAGAAGTCTTTGGCTACCATCAGTTGCAGATGCTCGACATTGCGTGAAACAGTGTCAGTCCAATCGGCATCTTCCATATCCTCTGGCTGCCCTGCATCTAGCAAGTCAACAGAGTGACCCATCGCTGTGTAGTGTTGTGCGATTTCTTCTGCGGTTGGTGTATCAGTCATAATTTATGCTCCTTCTAAGGCTGTGATACGTGCTTCTAGTTCTTGGATTGTTTTAACAAGCAGTGGTACTAATTTTGCCTGATCTATGCCTTGCATTACTGCGTTACCATCTGCATCTACTTCGTCTTTAGTGCCTGATATTGCCTCTGGAACAACTGACTGAACTTCATGTGCTAGGAAGCCATCAACCGTGGTGTCTGCATCTGCAATGAAGTTAAACCGTGCAGGTTTAAGCTGCTTAAGGCGTGTAGTTGCATCCCATGTGTAGTCTACGTTTTCCTTAAGGCGGTAGTCTGAAGATGTGTTGTAAGCTGTGCTACTTGTAGTCACACTAATTGAGCCAACCTGAGTCCCACTTCTACGCATCTGAATAAGCTCACCGTTATCCGTGTTTCTGTTAAACGAAGAAGATGCACCATTTACAGAAGAAAATAACCTACCTGTGTCAGATATAACAGCCCC